GAAATATTTCTTTTAAAATATTTTTAAAACGTTTAGAATCTATAACAAGTAATTGTCCTTGTTGTTTAACTAACTCTTTTCGAATAGCGTCGTCTTTATTAGACTTTTCTACATACTTTAATAATCTTTTAGCTAATCTAGCTTGATCTCTATCTGACATTAAAAGTTTTTATACAAATCAAGTACCCGTTTTATGTGATCTGGAAATGCCACATTATTACGCTGACTTGTGCTTGCTTGATTCTGAATACTAGCGCCTGCAATTGAGCGTCGCTCTTTGTGTTCATCCTTCAAGTAGTAAGTAATCAAATCAAAAACTGCAAGTCTTAAATCTGCTGGAAGACTTGCGTACCCTGCTTTATAAGTTACACGAACTGCGCCTGGGCCACGAGCCCAATTCTTATAAGTAGTGCCCCCAGTAGTACGAATAAGGCTGTCTGTCGCACTATCTAAATAATACTCATAACTTGTTGTGGTCAAAGTAATGTAAGAAGAATCATAAGTTTCTCGCTCTTCTACGGATACGATACTATTTACCGGGCTTTCTGTAAGCTGTATAAGATGCGTACCCCAGTTTACATTAATAGTATCTACTTTATTTGTACTGTAATAATCTACAAAACTGTTTGCACAATAAGTCTTTACTAATTGGCTCACCGACGGAATAATAAAATTAAGCTGCGCATCACTTTTAGGGGTGGTAACCCCTTCTGCGGCTTTATAGTCTATAAGTGTAACTAAATCTGTCATAAGCTAATTAGTAAAAACTTGGGGAGGCGAACCTCCCCAGTTTATGTTACTTGTTATTAAGCAACAAAGTCGATCTTAACTGAAGGCTCGGCACCGGTAGCACCGGCAACGATCTCTTCAAAACCGAGAGACTGTGAAGCAACCAGCACGCGACGCTGATTCATAACTTCGTAGTCTTGCTCTACTGATACACCACGGAGTCGTGGTACAACGTAGTTGCGAGTATTAACTGCGAATGCCGCAGGAATACCAGCCGCTTCTGCTGGGAACTCTTCAGATACGATTACGGGTGAACCGTATACCGCACCGATAGTACCAACAACACGTGCTGCGAGGTCTGAACCTACTTCATCCAGAGTCTGGAAGTTAGCATCGTTCAGCAGGTCAAAATAGCTATTCTGGCTTACGATATACGCGATATCAGAAGGCATCAAGCCATACTTGCCCATTTGCTCACGAGCAGCAAGAAGCTTAGCAGAAGTCAAACGCTCTGCATCAGAGATGTCAAGAGTGTCTGAGTTAGCAGCTGCGTAGCCGTCAAGACCAGTGATTGAACCTGAACCATTGATGATTGCATCTTCTACTGCGCGACCGTGTGCACGAGCAACTGACTCAACAAGCATAGGCATCAAGTTAATGAGTACTTGCTCGTCTACGTCGTTGTCCATAAACGTACTAGAAATCAGACGGTATGCATTCAGAGTTACCTGCTTTGCATTGTACTGATTATTAGTAATTTCTACACGGTTTTCCAAGTTGCCGCCAGCAGCTGCGCTTGCAAATGCAGCCTTACCAGCATCAGTCTGGATCGGCAGTACAGTTGCGCCACCGTTGACAGGAATCTCACGGAACAAACGAGCTACTTTCAGCTCATTCATGATTTCCCTCTCGATCTGGGAAGCAACTTCCTGATCGATATCAGCAGCGTTTGCAGCATAGTTAATACCAGCCTTCTCTTGAATGTCACGTGCAAAGTCAGTTTCCCAACCTTTACGAGTCATAACACCCAGCATGTGAGCGGCCATAAAGTCTGTGCCCCACTTAGAAATGTCTGATTTTTCTGCACGGTCAGCGAATACACGCTTAGACTCACGCATTTTAGAGATTTCATCAGACTTCTCTTCGAGGTCCTTCTTGTACTGGGCAAGAGTCTCTTCCATGTTCGCATTGCGATCATTCAACTCTTTTTGTACGTCAGCCAGCAACTTCTCAGTACCAGACTCGATACCGGTGCGGATGCTGTGCTTAACTTCTTCTTCCTGCTGAGCTTTAGCTTCGGCGTGTGCCTCTGCTTTCTCAGTAGCTTCTTGAACTGCCTTTTCTTCGGCAGCCTTTGACTCAGCTTGCTTCATTGCGATCTTAGCAGCAGTTTCCTCTGCTACTTTCTTCGCAAAAGCTTCCAAGTCGACTTCGGGAGTATTTACTTCCGACATATTGATCTCCTCTTTAGCGGATTTTTCCGCTTCGTCCGGTGTTTCACTAGCTACCGATGAATTTTCATCCTTAGCCAGAGACTGACCGGCTAGATCTACACGATTGGTGAAAGTTTTTTTGAATTCATTATACTCCTCAATAGAGTCAAATGACTTCGCCAGAGAAAAAGTTGCTGCTTGATTACAGGGTACGGAAACAACCGACACCTCAAACAACTCAGCATCCTTAATCTTTAATCCGTCAGTTTCCGATAGGTAATCAGCATCCTTGACTCGGAAACCAACAGAAAATGCTCCAAGAATGCCTTCTTTTACAAGCTGCGCAACATGATCGGGCGCAGATTTAGAAATTTTTGCCTTTAGTTCAAGACCGTTTTCAGTGACTTTAAGTCCTGTCGCGCGTCCAATAGGCTTGTTATAATCGTGATTAAAAAGAATAATAGGGTTCTTTTCAAAGTTATTCAGACCGCCTTTAGTCCACGCTAATGCGTCAATCACATCACCAGCACGATCAAAATCACTCGTACTAGCCATGCCACAGATGTGAACTCCTCCGTCATCTTCGTCTAAAGCCTTGAAGGTAGAGGTAAGATTAAAAATCTTTTCCATTAGTCTTCGCTCTTTTCTGCAGGTGCAGTCTTGCTCAATGCTGCGAGCGGGTCGTCAGCAGGAGCAGGTTTGGGAGCAGGCTCAGGTTTGGGAGCTGGCTCGGGTTCTGGGGCGTGAAGCTGTTTCCACGCATCAGGATAATCATTTTCCATAATAGCAACAAGTCGTGACCAATTACCAAAGTAATTATCTACTTGTCCTATTCGAAGAGGCACATCTGACTGCTTGCTATATTCTAGTCGAGTGAAAAGTTTACCTTTTTCCATCATATACATCACAAGAGCGTCTAATGCTGCTTTTCGTCCTCTAATCCTCACTGTCTTCTCCTTCTGGGGGTCTACCACCTTCGTCTGGATTTACTGCGCTTCCTGCAATATTTGCAGGTACTCGCAACTCATCATGTCCTTCTACTAGGTCAAATCCAAGAGCCTCTCGTGCTTCATTTGGAGAAATAATCCCAGTATTTACTAACGCAGAATAATACTGCGATTGATCTCGTAATTCTGGCTGTAGTGCTGGGATATCTGTAATATCTTCTTTGCACTTAAATCCAAAGTGTCTTTCCATTGCAAAGTTAATTTTTCGCACAATGGGAAGAATTGTCTCAAGGTAGTACATTCGCATATTTGGTCGAATGTTTGCATTGTTACCTGAGTCCAAAAGCATTGGAGGTATTCCAAGTGCTTTTAAAATAATTTTTTCGTTTTCTGCAATTGCACTCTGAAAGTCTAGTTCTTTAAAATTAACATTTGATACTGAATCTATCTCAATACCTCCGTCCAAAATAAGAGGACGTCTACCACCTGCATCTGGTCTATAACGAGCTGACCAAGATTGAATCATTCTTTCTTTAATCTTTTCAGATAGAGTATTTGGTGATTTTAGTACAAGACCTGGAACAGCTCCATTCTTAAAGAAGTTATCCTGGAAGTCCCGCATACTTCTCATTAGTACCATCGTTCTGAGTGCGGGCTTTAGGCGTGAAACACCTCGATAGATAGAATAGAAAGAGTTATCCTTAATGTGAATAATTTCACTTGGCTTATAGTCTACTTTCTCATTAAAACTGAATCTTTCAATATAAGTAGTGTCACTTGCATGAATAGTTACTTTGTTTGCGGGAAGATGGTACATATGTACACCATCGAAATAAATAAAAATGTTACCATCTAATAGATAGTCTGTAATCAAGTTACGACGGAAAGTGCTAATATCTTGAAAAGGGTTGGGCTCTTTGTTTAGTAATAGTTCTACACGAGAACGCTTAATACCTTTTATGACACTAGACATACCTTGAACTTGTCCGCCGACGGCAATAGGAATCTCCGATGC